CGGGGAGAAAGGCGACCTGGCCGCTGCGCGCACGAAGGCGCTCGAGGCCTACGCGGAGCTGTTCGACTTGCTCAAGGCGCTGCGCATTCTCGATGGCAAGCCACCGGATGGTGGGGCGGAGTCGTCGGGGCCGGAGCCGGGGCCGCTGGCGTTGCCGCCGCCGGATGTGATGGCTCATCGGCTCGGCTCATGACGTTGGCCGAGCTCATCCTCGCGGCGATGCTGTCGCTCCAGCCGGCTGGCCGGAGCAGCTACAGCGCCGTGGCCGTCGAGCCGGGTGTTGTCTGCGACACCGAGTACACGCGCGGGTGTCGACGCGAGACGGAGGAGGAGGGGCGCGCGCGGTACGCGGTGGTTGCTCAGGCGATAGCGGAGGTGAGTGGTGGGAGCAGGGACTTGGCTGCGCGCATCTTGGCCGTCGTCCATGGAGAGAGTGGTATGCGGAAGGACGTCCATAGCGGCGTCGGGAAGCACGCCAAAGGAGACAGAGGCCGAAGCTGCGGAGTTGGTCAACGTCTTCTTGGGGATCGGGGTGCTACACACCGCGGATTCCGCTGCGCGGACATCGTTGGACTCGACATCGTCTCCACCCGCCGAGCCATCGTCACCATCGCAGACGACCTAACCCGCGCCCGCGGCTACTGCGCCCGCATCGTCGGCACCACCGACTTTGCCTGCGCGGTAGCTTGCTACGGTGGCCTACCCACGCACTCGAAAGACAAGCGCATCCGCGCCCGCGTGCGCAGCTACGAGCGTGCACGGCAGCTGCTCAATAAGCCCGTGGTGGAAGTGGTGGCGGTCGTGGCGAAGGGCAGCACGTGACCTACGGCGAGCACGACTCCCATTGGTGGACGTGTCGGGTGGACGAGAGCCCGCGGTACATCGAGGTCTGCGGGCCGTACGAGAAAGATGGTGTGGTCACAGCCATGACCGCGAGGGAGCAGGAGGGTTGGTGTCTGCTCCTCTACGCCCGCCTTCCCACCGCTGAGGAGTTCGACGCTATTGCGCGCGAGGCAGACGTGCTCGTCGATCCCACGCCGCGCGACCCAGAGCTGGCTGCGTTCACAGCGCTCGATGACGACATCAGGCACGCCAGGCGCTTCCCAGAGCAGACGGTGTGCGCGGGGAAGACGTGGATTGCTCACCCGCGCATTCGCGAAAAGGGTGCGGTCAACTACGGCTGGAAAGTCCCCATCGGAGAAGTGCGCCACGTCGGTGGTGAGGCCAAGTGGCGAGGCATCAAGGTGCACAAGAACGTTAGCGGCGATGGCTACGTCATTCAGCCGCCGGGGGCGGCACACGGGCCTGACCATGTCGATTACTGCCTAGCCCCGGACACAAGGGTGCTTACGTCAGACCTGCGATGGGTACCGGTGGCCGGGCTGGGACTAGGGGACGAGCTCATTGGATTCGATGAGTCACTGGGGCACAACTGCCGCTTGCGACGCTCGGCCGTTCTGTCGGTGTCTCAGACGATCGCGGAGTGCTTCGAGATTGCCACATCGGCGGCGACCGTGGTGGCAAGTGCCGAGCATAGGTGGCCGACTACTAGGCGTCGCACGCCCACCGGCAAGCAGATTTCTCGCTCCAATCTCAGGTGGACGCACACGGCATCTCTGCGAGTGGGAGACATGATCCCGTACCTCTGTCAGCCGTGGGAGCAGGACACGTCATGGGATGGCGCATGGATGGCCGGGTTTCTTGATGGTGAGGGGTGGTGCAGTGGTCGCACATTCGGAGTTGGGCAGAACCCGGGCGCGCTTCTGGACCGAGCACTGCAACTCTTCGCACGAGCAGGCATGCCCACTTCTGCTCAGGCCAACAAGTACGGATGCATGAGGGTGTGCCCAACCGGAGCACGCGCAGGAATGCGCGCAATCGGTACCTTCCGTCCAATTCGCCTGCTCGCGAAGAGCGCCACGCTGTGGGAGGGAAGCCGGTGCTACAGCTCCAAGTCGCCACCGGCGGAAATTCTGTCGATACGCCCCCTGGGACCGCGCCCCGTCATCGGCGTTGGCACCAGTACAGGAACGCTGATCGCCGAGGGTCTGCTATCTCACAATTCGCAGCTCGGGTACGCCGTGCGCGACGTGGATGGCGGCTTCGAGAAGTATCCACCGAGCACACCGGTGACATCGCCAGCGACACCGGAGGCAATGAGCTCGACACCGGTGATACCGCCGCCGCCGATGGTGCCGCGGGAACACGACACGGACAGGATGCCGGTGGTGATTCCAGAGCTCGCCGAGCTCGTCGCTGACACCATCCTCGCCAAGAACTACACGGCGGCAAAGCGACCGCTCGAGAGCATCCGGCTCATCGTCCTTCACAGCACAGAAAACCCCGTACGCACCGGTGTGGCGCGCAACGTGGCTCGCTGGTTTGGTGGGCCGTCTGCGCCGCGAGCAAGCGCGCACTTCGTTGTCGGGCCCGAGGAAGTGATCGCATGCGTTCCGCTTGAGCATGCTGCCTGGGCAGCTCCAGGTGCGAATCACGACGGGGTGCAGGTGGAGCAGGTTGGCCAGGCGCTGCGCACCGACTGGCTGAAGAATGGCAAGGGCGACACGGCTGGGCGGGCCGTGCTCACCCGTAGCGCGATGCTGGTGGCAACGCTATGTCGCGAGCTCAGCATTCCACCGGTGCGTGTCGACCATGAGCAGCTCTTAGCCGGCGCACGCGGCATCACGTCGCATGCGGCGGTGTCGCTCGCGTACAAGAAGAGCTCGCACGTGGACCCTGGTGGGGCGACGGATTCGCGCTGGCCGTGGGATGAGTATCTCGACCTGGTACTCGCGGCGATGTGAGCTAGTCGTCGCTGGACCGATGAGAAGCCGTCGTCTCCACGATGGGTTCCCCGGGCCAGATGAGGCACTTGTCGTGCTGAAAGCTCGCGACGCGATCCCACCCAGGGGCGCGCGTGGCGCGCACTTCGGTGTATCGCGCGCAGTAATTGGCATCGCGCGCCGCACGAAGCGTGATCACCCGCGCCCGCTCGCGCGTGGCGGTCACCACGAGCGAAACGATCCCGAAGAGCTCGGTTTTCCAGGCCTTCATTCGCTGGACCTCGTGAAAGCCGTCTTCTCGGTTGCGCGTGGCCTCTTGAGTAACCAGCGCCCGAAACACGGAAAGGCGAGGGACGTGATCATAAGCAGCACGGTCACAATGCACGCAATCAGAAGGTAAAAGGCCACGTTACCCATCGCTGGACCCCGTAGAAGCCGCCGTCTCCACGATGGGTTTGTGCAGCTCGCGCAGCCGTCTAACGGCCCCCTCGATAACTCCCGCGACCCCGACGGCCGCCCAGGCTATCTCCCCGCGAGATGTTTTCCTCTCCTTCAGCTCCTCGGCTTCCTTCTGCCACGCGGTGCACAGCCTCTCGAGGCCGCTGGCGAGGTGGCCATACGCTTCCTGCCAGCCGCACGCGTCGCACCCGACTTGCGCGGCGAGCTTCACGTGCCCGACGGGACATAGAGTTGCCTCTAGATGATCGTCACCCATGCTCGCCTCCAGACCGCGTAGAAGCCGCATTGTCAGCCGTCACGGCTCCACCTCTTCCGCCACGCGTAGGAGCTTGATGAGCTCGTCGCGGTCGCTGAGGAGCTCGCGTGTGGCGTTCTTGATGTCGTACGGTGTATCGCACTTGCAGTTGCCTGCGGCGCAGACCGTCGCCTCCACAATCCGCCGCAGCTCCAGCCACGCGCAGTGCTTTCGGTAGAGGGCGCGGTCTTTGAAGATGCGACCATACGCTGACTCATATGCAGATATTTTCCCCATCTTCAGCACGCTTTCTTGAGCTTCGAATCGTAGTCGTAGAGCTTCCTCATCAGCAGGAATGCCTCTATCCCAGTGTCCAGCGTCGCGCGGTCATACTGGTGGTAGGAGAAGTTTCCGCTCTCGCGAGAGACGCGCAGGAGGTACGCCTCTTCCACCGTCTCCCCTCTGCACTCACCCACGAGCTCGGCGTAGGCCGCGAGCTGCAAGATGTGCTCGGGAAACACCTTCCCCGTCTTGAAATCGAGGATGGCGAGAGCACCATCGGCGACACGCCCGAGACCGTCCAGCGTGCCCCCGAAGCGATGTCTCTCGCTCACCAGCGGGAGCTCTGTCACGAGGATTTTCATTCCCACCGACTGGCTCCAGCGGTCGAATGCGCGCAGCGCTACCTTGGCCTGTGCAATCTGCTCCTCGGTGGCATCCACAGGCACCGCTGGCGGCACGTCGTGAATGCGGGCGTCGATCATCTCGTGGCCAAGGGTGCCGGCGGCTGCCGCATCGTCCCGCACCTTGCGGTAGTCGAGGCCTTTCATTCCACAATCCCAAGCCCAGTGCACGAGGCCTTCGCTCCGCTTGTAGCGGCCGGTGATGGTGGTGACGCCAGGGACGCGGGTACCGTCGGCTAGTTTGTATCCGGACTCTGGGCGTCCGGGGCCGCGCAGTGTGGTCATCAGAACGGCGTCGAATCGGGGGGTTGCTCTTCGTCGTAGGCCGGTCCGCTCTTGCGGGCACGGCCCGCTTGCTTCCCGTTGCCGTCCTTCTTGTCCGCCGTGTCGATCGAATCGAGCAATAGCGTTTTCAGGTCGAGCTTCTTCGCCGCTGCCATCTTCTTCTTCAGCTCGTCGGAAATCTTCTCACCCAGCCGCGCGCGGTAGCGGGTGTCGTTCATTCCCGCGCCGGTGCGCTTGAGATTGATCTGGTGCTTCGGGAAGTCTTCCCAGTTCTCCGCCACCTCCTGGAAGCCGCGCGGTCCGAGCTCGAGCACCTTCCACTCTTCTGCGTTCACGTCGTACGCGTGCATCGCGTACTTCTTCTGCACCTTCTCACCATCGGCGCAGAGCGCGCAGTCGTTCCCCGCGCAGAGCCAAGGGCGCTTGTCCACCCAGTGCACGCGCCGGTAGAGAGGTTCACCGGAGATGCACATCGTCACCGATTGGCCATCGCCAAGTCGGATGAAGGAGCCGCCGGTTGATTCTGCTGTTTTGAGTGCTTCTTGCCATGAGGTCATGATTGCTGTTCCTGTGCTTGTTCTTCTTGTGTTGCTTGCATGAATTGGCCCTGCTGCTTGAGACGCTTCAAGGCGATCTCGTAAATCTCTGGGTCGCCAGAGGCGAGAGCTGAGTCGACCATTGTGGCGACCGACTTGCGCACAGCCTGGAGCTGTCGCATCGTCGAACGCTCCTTCGCGCGCGCCTCGCGAAGCTTCTGCACCAGGCGACACGAGACGGCGTAAAGCTTGTCCGCTGTCTCTTGGTCGACGACATGCATCCGCCGCACTGCATGGCGATGCAGCTTGCCGTCGCCGCAGGGGCAGAGTCGTTGCCAGCGCTTGACTTGCTCGGTGGAGACGAAGGAGGAGCCGCAGGAGTCGCAGATGTATTCGGGGGTCATCGCGCATTCCCCGTAGCGTTGCAGAAGTCGCACACGTCCTGATACGGGCCGCGACGACAGTGTGAGCATTCCTCCGCGTCCATCGCCGCGCTGTGCGCAGCCTCTTCGCAGGATGGACAGGTTTCGTGCTTCGGCCGGCGGTACCACCAGCCGTCCTCGCAGACGTCTACCCAGTCGGTGTCGAACTCCTGGTGACAGTCGACGCAGGTGGAGATGCGTTCGTCGTCGAGGAAGCGGGCAGGCGCGGGGCGATCTGCCACGTTGACCTCTGCCACCCCGGATGGCACCTTGGCCGGATGCGCTCGGGCCGCTTCCGACTGATGATGGGCCATTCCCAGAATTGCCGTGTCCGAGTCTTGGTGTCGTTGCATCGCTTAGGACCCTAAGCTCTCTTAGGAGTCTAAGCAACTAAAATCGACGCGGGGAGGCCGATGCTCGGTGTTTTTTGTGGGCGGGAACTTAGGCTCTACCGGCTGATTCGCGGCAAGGCCGTGCACTGGCGCACGATACGTGGGCGGCAAGAGAACCTGCTGCGGGCGCTAGCTGCCGCGCAGTCGGTGTTAGCGGCCGCGGTCGCCGCCGGAGGTTGGAGCGAGGCGCTCGGATTCGACCTCGATCCTCCGAAACCAGTACCAGCGCGACCCGCCCGGCGGCTCCGCTTGTACGATCCGAATCGCCGTCTCCGGGAATAGGAGAGCCCTGGCGGCCAGGACGGCCCAGGACCGATTCGGGTCCACGTCGTCGTCCGGGGGCGGCTCCTCGGCCCCTGAAAGCTCGGAAACGGTGATCCCAAGGGTGGAGGCGAGCGCGCGCAGGGTCGGGGCCAACATGTCCGCTGGTGGGGCACCGCGCTCCTTGGCCGCGTCGTCTCGCTGCCGGAGCTCGCCCAGGTAGCCGCTCGAGAGCCCCGCGCGGCGCAGAATGTCCGCACGGCTTGAGAAGTCTCCGCGATCCACCGCCTCGTCCATGAGCCGGAGAAGGCGGTCTAGCGGTCGCTCCGGCTGCTCCACAGGTGCCACTGTCTCAGCACTTAGAGAAAAAAGCATGCTGGCGCTTCGTTCAGGCTTGCCTTAGCTGTCTAAGTAATATAGAGCCCTAAGTGTGAGCTCTGTTGCTGAGCGCCTGGAGATGGCGCGTCTTCGGTTGGGCCTTGCGAAGCGCGACCTGGCGCTGAAGGCCGGTCTCTCCAACGCGTATGTGACCCAGGTGGAGCGGGCCACCACGGCCCCCGAGGGGGCCAAGGGTGTCATTCAGAGTCCAGGAACCGATGCGATCGAGCGCCTGGCCGACGTACTCGGGGTGCGCGCCGAGTGGCTGGCGTTCGGCACCGGGGAGATGGAGCTGGTGGTCGCCGACACCGACCCCGCTCCCGCATCGGCCAAGAGCGGACCCGGCGAAGGCGACGCGCCGAGCGGCTCCTCGGCTGCGTGATTGCTCAACCAAGTTGAAGAGGCGATGAGAAACTACATCAAGAGCATTCATATCGAAAAGGACCCGACCTCTGGCCGTAAGCACGGTCGTATCCTCGGCATACACTTCTTTGAAGAGCACGACGACGCTGGTCGCGAAGCCGCTTTTCGCGCCGCCGTTCTCGATGGCGGATCCAGGATAGCGTTCTTCCGTCGCATGCCCGGTTGGGAAGACGCGGGCACAGTGATCCCGTGCTCGCCCACGGACCACGCCTTTCTTCCGCCCCCGAGAGACTTTTGTAGTCGATGTGGACTCACCCGCGGCGGCGGGTACAAGAGCCCGCGCGTGCCCGACGGGGACGCTGGCGATCCGAGCGGTTCTGCCTGAGGCAATCCACATGACGAAAAGCAAGCATGTGCTCGACGTTTCCTTTTCGCCACGGCTCGGCTGTTCAGAGTGCACAGGTGGTGAGCGCAAAAATAGGTACGCACCCATGCGCGCCCATAGCTGCTCACCTGCACGCGCGGATGGTCGTCCGATGAATGGTCATTCATTGGCATGCGCAGCCATTGGGGTATTCGTCGAATGCCGATGAATGGTGAACATATGGGTATCCCTGCATCGGCCGATCTGCCGGCTCCGGTGTTTTCGATGCGGCCTCCGACGGAAAGGCAGCTGGCGGTGTTGCGATTCATCCACGACACGGTGGAGAAGTTTGGATGGCCGCCGACCATGAGGGAGATTGGTGGGCACATCGGGATCCGAAGCACCAACGGTGTCAACGATCACCTTCGGGCTCTCGAGCGGCGCGGCTTGATTCGTCGTGAAGAGACCAAGGCCCGCGGTCTCACGGTGTCGCGAGCAGGACGCCGATGCCTTGGGCTCGACCACTTCTCACCGGAGCTCTCGCGCGAGCTGCAACTGGAGATTGAACGAGCCAGAAAGCGCGCCCGGGTCAAGGTCATGCTCGAGGCTGCCCTCGACACCCTTCTGCTCGATGACCAATTGACCCTCTTGGTGGAGCTATTGGCAGAAGCAAAGGCGGTCGACGGCACATGATTCTCCTCGGCTACTCCACCGGCCACATCATCCGCGACATCGTCGAGGGAGCGGCGCGCGTGGCTGCGATGTGGCTGTTTCGGAAGGTGTGCTGCCGGCTGGGCGATCACCGGTACCACTGGGATGGTGAGTTGCAGCGGCGCTGCCCGGATTGCGGCGAGAGGTTGTCGTGAAGAAGCGCAAGGCCCCGCCTCGGTGCAAGTGCACCAACCGAGAGCTCGCATGGGACGGCGACAGGGAGCAGTGGCGATGCACGCACTGCCACCTTCGCGTGCATCTCGTTGGTCCGCGTGCTGTGCATCTTGCAGCCGTGCGTGGGTTCAGCGTCGTGCGATCGGGGAAGCTCGTCGACCAGGACAAGGATCCGACGACACTGTGCGGCGAGCACAAGCGCATGAGCGTGAGGTTCGATGGTGAGATCAGCTGCGAACGCTGCATCCGAATCCTCGCCAAGCGCCCCCAGCTCTACAACGCGCTTCAGGCTGAGGCGGTCAAGGAGCAGGCGGCACCGTGACCACCACCATCCTCGCCACCATGAAGCTCAACGACGCAAGCGTGCGCGCAAGAGTCGAAGCCCAGCCCCCCCGGGTTGGCTCTTGCGTGCCCTCTTGCGCCGCTGAGCCGGTGGCGAGGATTGACCCGCGCGAGACGTGGCGGGTGCTGCCGTTGATTGGGGAACGCGGGAGGCGGATGTGAGCCTAAAGATCCCCAAGATGCCTCCCGACGATGCCACCTGGACGGTGCAGCTCGGAGATTGCCGCAAGGTACTTCCACTCATGCCCGAGGCGTACGTGGACTCGGTGGTGTGCGATCCGCCCTACGAGCTCGGCTTCATGGGCAAGGCGTGGGACCGCACCGGCATCGCCTACGACGTCGACATGTGGCGCGCGGTGCTGCGTGTGATGAAGCCGGGCGCGCATCTCGTAGCGTTCGGCGGCACACGAACACATCACCGCGTTGCGTGCGCCGTCGAGGCTGCTGGCTTTGAGATTCGCGATTGCCTGCAGTGGCTGTTTGGCTCCGGGTTTCCTAAGAGCCTCAACGTGAGCAAGGCGATTGATAATGCGGCAGGTGCCGCTGGCGATCGTAAAATTATTGGCGCCAATCCTACGTGGCGCGAGGCCAAGCGGAGCAATCGTATCATGGAGCCTGTACGTGGCGGCTCTGCTGAGCTGATAACGGCGCCAGCCACACCCGAAGCCGAACAATGGGACGGCTGGGGCACCGCGCTCAAGCCCGCTTATGAGCCCATTATTCTCGCGCGCAAGCCGCTGTCCGGAACCGTCGCTGCGAACGTGCTCGCACACGGCACGGGCGCAATCAACATCGACGGGTGCCGCGTGCCGACGGATTGGAACGAGCCGGACCGCCCCGACAGCTGGAAGCGCAGCGGCCACACGGCCGACGCGGATGCCGACAAGATCGCTGCGCCACCAGGGAACGGCATCGAGTGCCATCCTGGCGGGCGCTGGCCGCCGAATGTGCTGCTGACGCATGACGCGAACTGCGGTGCCGAGTGCGTGGACGGGTGCCCGGTACGCATGCTCGATGAGCAGGCGGGCGTCCTACACACGCACGGCGGTCACATCGTCGTGCCCACCATGGGTTACGGTGGTGCGGCGGCTAACGCTCACCGCGAACGGAAAATCAACAGTGAATGCGGCACCGCCTCCCGCTTCTTCCCTCGCTTCCGCTACTGCTCCAAGGCAAGCACCGCCGAGCGCGAGGCAGGCTGCGAGGAACTCACCGCCGCACAACGCGACGACGGGCGCACCGCCGATGCGCCAGGCGCAAACAATCCGCGCAACCGTGGCGGACAGCTGAGGCGCAACACGTGCCCCACCGTCAAGCCGTTGGACATCATGCGATGGCTCGTGCGGCTCGTGACGCCACGCGGTGGCCTGGTGCTCGACCACTTCACGGGCTCTGGTTCGACGGGCTGCGCGGCCATCATCGAGGGCATGCGTTTCTTTGGCATCGACGCTGACCCGGTGCACATCAAGATCGCGGAGGCGCGCATCGCGCACGTCCATGCGATCCACGGCCAGCTGCCACGCGACGGCGAGCCAAAAAAGGCGGACCCCTGGCAAGTGGAGCTTTTCAGGTGACGGACTTCGCCCGCATCTTCCTCGAGCTCGAGCTTCGCCAAGCGCGCCGGGTGGTGGCTGACTTGGAGAAGCAGTTGCGGGAGATGGATGCTCCGGTGGAGCCGAGGAAGAAGCGCAAGCCGCGCGCGGACATCCAAGCCGACGTTCGCCGACGACTCCTCAAGTCTGGTGCCCCCATCGAGGACTGACGTATGCACGACCCCATGCGAAAACGTGGAGAAGGTTCCGTCAGTAAGCACCGTTGCCCCGACGGCAGCATCAAGTATCGCGCGCGCATCGTCGCCGCCGGGAAGCGTCACAGTCTCGGCCTATCCGACACCGAGGAAGAGGCGCACGACCGCGTCCGCGCGGCCATGCTCGAGCTCCGCGGGGAGCGCGACTGGACGCTGCGTAGGTTCGCCAAGAAGTGGCTGGACGATCGTGAGGTCATCGACCGCGTTCGCGGCATCGACCAGGAGCGGTCATGCTGGCATGCGCATGTCGAGCCGGCACCGTTCTACGACCTGCCGATGCGCAGCATCACACGGCGCATGGTGCTCCGCTGGGTGAAGTCTCTCCAGGAGAAGCGCGCCACGGTGGTGTCACCCGGTGGTGAGCGCATCGAGACGGAGCGCCGGCTCTCCCGCGATGTCATCGGCCGGGCACTGTCGTTGCTCCGTTGCTGCTTGCGTGCAGCGGCGGATGAAGAGCTCATCGAGACGAATCCTGCTGCCGATGTGAGACCACCGAAGGGTGAGGAGCGGGAGGTACCGTGGACGTTTTTGACGTTGGAGGAGATTGATGCAGTTCTCTCACTACGACTCCGCGCGGAGCAGCGCGCAATCTTCACCGTTGCTGTGTTCGCGGGGCTACGCGGCGGGGAACTCTGGGGGCTCAGGTGGTGCGACGTGCACCTCGACGGTGATCGTTGTGAACTTGTCGTTTGCCGCTCCTACCGGAATGCCACCAAAAGCAAGAGGATACGACGCGTGCCCTTGCTGCCGCCGGCGCTTGCCGCGCTGAAAACCTGGCGCAAGCTCCGCCCTGGTGTCGGGGAGGCGCTGGTGTTCCCTGCCGCGAGCGGCGGCTGTCACTACCGGGCCTTCGATGCAGGCTGGGAGAGCGCCAAGCGCCGAGCGGGCATCGTGCGGCCGGTGCGGTTTCATGACCTGCGGCACACGTGCGCGAGCCACCTCGTCATGGGGAGCTGGACCGAGCGGCCGCTGAGACTGGAGGAGTGCAGGGTCTGGATGGGGCACAGCACGATCAGAGTCACGGAACGATATTCCCATTTGTGTCCGGACTGGCTGCACAGCCTGGCAACGCCGCAGAACCATGAGGGAATTGCGAATCTCAAAAAAAGTTAGGCTGAGCGCTTGACTCTCTCGAAAACGTAGCCATAATCATGTCTATGAAGACGACGTCGAAAAAGGCTCTCGCGATTGGCACCAAGGTCCGCTTTGCCTCCAAGCACATCAAGCGCAACCCTGCTTGGTTTGCCGATGTCACCGGCATCGTCGTCGGTCATACCGACAGCGGCGACCTCCTTGTGCAGTGGAGTAACCAGGAGCGCGTATGTCGCCAGTGGACAAGTGACGTTGCGAGGCTCTCGTGAGCCACCGGCCCCTAGGGGCTGGAGTAGATTTCCCGACTGCATGGGACGCAGTTCGGGCGACCACGGCCGAGTGGCACAACGACGTTTGCAGCTACCGGACCAGCGACGGAGCCTTTCTTTGCGACTGCGCTGTACTCCAGGCCGTTGAGTACATGTTCAAGCAGCAGAGCCAGCTGCGTCAGACCGTGCAGCACCTGCGTGACGTGGATGCGATGTCATGTGGACAGCGCGAGGAGTTGGAGCAGGTGGTGGCGCGGATTAGGGAGGCTCTGCGACTGCGTTACGCGGCGCCTCCTGGCGCCGTACTTGACGACATCGAGACGATCGTGGGTGACCATGCCACGCCCTAAGCTACCCAAGAGCGCGCGACGCGTGCAGGTCCACTACACGCTGTCGCCCGAGGCAAAGCGCGCGCTGGAGAAGCTGGCGCGGCGCGAGCGCATGTCTGCGTCGCAGATGGTGGAGTCGCTGGTGTGGCTTCGGGTGCACCAGGTTGAGAAGCTGCGTTACCCGATGGGAGATGAGCCGTGACTGAGCGCACGAACCAAGACGCAGAACCGTTTGCAACGGTCTACGGAGATCGGGGGTGCGGCCCTGATGAGACGCCGTGCGTGCGTTGTGGGAAGCCCATCAAGGATCCGTGGAAGTGGGCGGCGCGAGTTGTCGACGGAGGCGCAAGGTACGCCGATCCTAATGAGACGATGGGCGCCGCGCCTTTTGCGGGACGTACCTCGGTGACGCGGTCGATGCTATTGAGCCCGCGCCGCGCGATTCACGCATGCTGTGCCAGCATCGCGGCTGTGTGGCTGCACGTGAGAGGTGGTGGCCCGATGCCTAGGCCCAGTCTGCCAGCAAGAGCCAGGCGCATTCACGTCAATCTGACGCTGACGCCAGCGTCGTGGAAGGCGCTGCAAAAGCTGGCACGCGCCGCTGGCGTCAGCGCGTCGCAACTTGTCGAGATCTGGGTGTCCGAAAAGACCTCGACCAAGGGGACACTAAAAGGCCACTCGGGACACTCCCAGAAAGGGCCGGCTCAGAATGAGTAACGATGCTGTGGACCTGAGGGGGATCGAACCCCTGACCTCCGCATTGCGAACGCGAAGAGTTTCTCCGCATTGCCGCGCGGGTGACTGCCTGAGTGGCCACGGGGTGTCCTCGTGAAGCCGATCAGGTTGACGGTTTTCCCGGAGTGGCCCGAGGCGCTACTCGTTCTTCTGCCTGAGGACGAAGACGAGGAGATTCTTCTACCGCCGCTAAGCGCTCCACTGAACCGCGAGGCGCTGTTAGAGGCATGCCGGGATCACGAAGTTGAAGCCAGGGTGACGGAGGGCACTCCCGGGCGCTGGACCCAGTCTCTTGGCAAGATGGCCAGAGAGGGCCGGGCCGAACGCCGGCAGCGGACGCAGCAGACCGAGGCGGCTGTGCTCCTCGGGTATGCCGCCTCCGACGATCAGGTGTTGCGAGACCGGGCAGCCCTCGTCGGTGAGAAGAAAACCATCGATGAGGAGTTGCGGGAGTGCAAGGCCCGGCTGGGTAAGGCCAAGTCGGACGCCTTCGCCAGCGGTCGCTACATGGACCCGCACAAGTACCGAAAGCTGGAGCAGCGAATCGTCACACTCAAGAACGAATCGCTTGCCCTGCAAGAACGCCTTGGGGCCCTGCGCGAGGCTCGGCGGAACGGATCGGATGACTCGTTCCCACAGCGGTTCATAGATGCCGCAAGACAGATGCTTGAGCCCGAGGTGTTCGCGCTCATCCTTCAGGCGGTGAAGGACACCACCCCCGCCCAGCCCCGACGGGGGTCGCTGTGAGCCTCAACTCATTCATGGCGCTGCGATTGCTCGATTCGAGGCCGCTGGCCACACGCGAAATCGCGGCTCGCATGTGCGCATTGGTGTGGTGGTTTGGCAACAACGAGCGCCTCACGCGGCTCCGCACCGTCGAGGCGCTCGGACTACTCCGCGCGCAGGGTTTCGCTAGCTACGTGCGTACCGGATGGCGCGGAGGACCTGGCTGGACGATTACGTCCAAGGGGCGGCGCGTCTTGGCCGGGCTGCCACCGTGGATGCTTTGCAACACCACCCCACCCCGTGCCGAGAACCGACGGGGGTCGCTGTGAGCCGGTGTGATTGTTGCGGGTGCCACGCCGTGCTCGACGGCATCTATGGGGTCTGCCCGGCGTGCGCATTCTGCCAGTCGCTTCGCCAGTGTTACGAGGGCGAGGATCGTGACGAGAATATCCGATGCTGTCACGGCCTAGGCGGGTGCAGCGACGACACCCCACCACGTGCCGAGAAGGAGGCGATGTGATCAGGATACCAAGCTCGGAGGAGCTTCGGGTGTGGCGCGCCAGATCCATGTACGCCGGTTCGATGGGACGCGATTCCATCCCAATCCTGAAACTGATCAGCGCCATCGAACTCCTGCAAGAACAGATTGGAATGCACCGGAGGAACCAAATGAGAGTGAACGTCTACGCCGAGGAGATGACGGACCGAATCGAGATCATCTCGAAAGAGATCGACGGCCACACCTTCACCGGCCTGCGCTTCTACCTCTACCTTCCGACGACGCTACCCGATGGCACACATGCGCAGGGTCCGTTCATGCATCGCGATGGCGATGACGACTCGGCAGCCGTCACGTTCTGGGGGAAGCGAGACCTGCGTCGCGTGCTGCACCAAGCGCTGGAGATGCTGAACGAGCACTACGACACCCCACCCCGTGCCGAGAACCGACGGGGGTCGCTGTGAGCCGGTGTGATTGTTGCGGCCGCTTGGTGCCGGATAACAGCATCGATAGTCTGTACCAGGCATGCAAGGCGTGCGCGTTCTGCCAATCGATCCTTGGATGCTACGAGGTAGACGCCGAGGGCGAGCACGTTCGCTGCTGCCATGGGGTTGGTGGCTGTGCAATCGACACCACCCCACCCCGTGCCGAGAAGGAGGCGACGTGAGCGACGCTACCAAGATCGTTCGTGCACTACTGCGTCGTCTGGCTGCCAAGGACAAGGTGCTTGCGGCTTACCGGCTCCAGTCGGCTCCGAGCGCCAAGACGTTCACGGAGCTGGACCGAACCAAGAACGCGGTTGCCGATGCAGAGGCATGGCTGGCGGTGCACACCCCACCCCGCGACCAGTCGACGGAGGGCGAGACGTGACAGCTCAGCCCTGTTCTACCCGGTCCGCCTCGCGGCGCACCAGCTCGTCAACGAGCTGCGATGCGCTCGTCTTAGCGCGCCGCGCCAGCTGGGCGAGCAATCGGCGCGCCTCGGGGGAGACAGTGATCGTGAGTTTCACGCGGTGGGCGCCGCGGGGGAGTTTGGGGCGGGCCATCTTACAGACCCAACCCACTGAGGACCTCGGCCACGACGTCGACGTCGTCGCAGTCTGGAACGTCCCAAGCGGCTACCCACTTAGCCACGGGGAACCTGGCTACGATCCAAGCTCCCTCGGGATCAATGCGGCACCCCTCGGCGTCGCCGTTGTCCCAGCAATCTTCGTCTGTCTCGATCACGACAACTTCGTCGCCGTACGAGTCAAGCGGACCCTCGGGGAAAGCGGCCTGCCACGGAAGCTCAAACACGTCGACTCCGAAGGGAGTCTCGTCGTTCGACGAGAGACTGCGGTGCCCGCTGAGTTCAAGGCCGGCCGGCTGGATCCTGTAGTAGCGCGTCGTCATGCCTATTAGTATACGTATTATTACCAGTAGCGCAAGTGGTCCCATGTCGATTTCTGAAGAAAGTTGCAAGTGCGTGAAAGCTCACGGTTATTCGACGGAGGGCGAGAGCGATGGGTAACCGCGTGGAGAGGGGGCCGGAGCCGGCGAGTCCGTTGCCGTGGGGACACGGTGCCGACGCCGACAACCTGGACTGCGTCAACTGGAGCCAGCGGTGACAGCGCCCACCTGCACCGTCTGCCGGAAGGAGCTCACACGCCCGGCGCATCTGAAGCCGCGGGCGTCGCTGTACTGGTGTTGGAAGTGCTTGCGGGTGGTGTTGGTGTTCAGGTGATGGCCTACGACGACATCGAGCGGGATGCGATTGCGGGCGAGGGGGAGCCCCCCAGCGCCGCCGTGCAGGTGCGCCGATTGCTCAACACGCCCATCGAGGAGCTGCGCGAAATCTCGTCTCACGAGACCAAAGGACCGGCGATGCGCGGGGCATTGGGCGAAATCTCCCGGCTTGGCATCTTCGCGCCCGTGGCAGCCATCTGTGAGCAGCTACAGACCAGCAAGGAGCAGGCGCTCGACCTCGCGCTCAAGCGCTCCGACTACACCCGTGCAGCCAAGATCGCCCGCGAGCTTGATGCACTCAAGCAGGCTGCGGAGTTCACCGGTTGGCCGTGGACATCTGCTAGCAAACTTGCTGAGCCGCTTCCTGAAGTCCCTTGGGTGGTGGAAGCGCTCGAGCTAGCCCCTGGGTTGCCCACGCTCTTTGCTGGCTACGGCTACAGCGGCAAGACGGTCGCCGCTCAATCGCTGGCATTGTCCGTGGCCACTGGTACGCGACTATGGGGACGCTTCCCAACCAAGTCCGGCAAGGTCCGGCATGTCGACTATGAGCAGGGTTGGAGGCTCACAGCCGAGCGCTATCAGCGCTTGGCGCGCGCAGAGGGATTCAACCTGCTCGATGTTGGTGACGCACTCAGCTTCGTGGCACTCCCTCCCGACCGGCTTGACGATGCAGCGATCGAAGCATTGCTCAAGCGGGAGCTTACTGGGGTGACGCTCGCCATCATCGACAGCTTCCGCGCCGGCGCACCCACGGTGGATGAGAACGACAGCAAGGCGCGCATACCGCTCGACATGCTAGGTCGAGTATCAGAAGCTACAGGCTGCACCATCGTGCTTCTCCATCATGCAAGAAAGGCCACCGAGGGCGACCGCGACGTGCGGCAGATTCTCCGTGGATCGAGCGCCCTCTTCGATGCATGCCAGTGCTTCTGGGCCTTCATGGGGACGAAGGGGACCATCGTGCTCGAGAATGGCAAGGCGCGTCTTACTGGTCGTACCTTCGAAGAGCTCTCGCTCACCGTGGTCGACGTCATCGGCGAAGACGGGAACGACAGATGGGGGCTACGTGTGCGTGTCGACAACGCCGCCGACGCACGCATGGAGTCTCTCCAGAAGGAGCAGCGTGAGCTCGCCGGTCGGGTCATTGCCTTCGTCAGGGCAAACCCGAAGTGCTCAAGTAGAAGGATCCGAGCAGGCGTGGTGGGTGGCACGAACGAAATCTTGGCTGCCCTCGACAAGCTCGAGACCGATGGTCAGGTACAAAACATGGCGACGAAAGGTGGTGCTCGTTGGGTGGCTTTAACATAGTAGGGAAAGGTATGCGGACCAGTCCGGACCACTTCCGGACCACCCTAAAATGTACCGCTAAGTGGTTGGAACGTGGTCCCAGCGGAGTGGTACGGTCCGATAGGACCGACCACCGGCGGACCACTTCCGGACCGGCAGACCGGACCACCAATTCCGGACCACTTTGGGCGGACCACTTGGCGGACCACCTTGGGAGCTTCCAATGACCGCCCCCGCCACCCAACTCCCGCTCACCCTCGGCATCTTCGGAGACGAGGCTAGCGAGCCAGCCGACTGCAAGATGGCTCCGCTGCTCTCGGTGCTCATCCCGATGCGCACCAAGAATCCGCTGAATGGCTCGCAGGGTCGGACGCTCAACGGACGCAGGGCGAGGGAGGCAGGGCGGGCTGCCCAGCGCAAGCACACCTGGGCCAATATGTGCGCAGAGGGTGGGTTCAATCTCAAGAAGCCACTACCGTCGTTGACGATCACGTTGACACGCATATCGCCGGGGAGAGTGAGCGATGAGGCAATCGCAGCTACACTCAAAGCCGTGCGTGACGGCGTAGCAGACTGGCTCGGCATCGATGATGATGACCCGCGTCTCACCTGGATCTATCGCCAGGAGAAGGGCGCGGCGAAGAGGAAGGGCAAGCCGGCGGAGTACGCCGTGAGAGTCGAGGTGGAGTGATGGGCGATAGCGAAGTTTGTCGCGTAGTTGTTGAGCCACTGAGCCAGCATATCTGGGAGCTGCTCAAGAGCTTGGGGGTGGAGCCACCAGAGGACAGTGCCGAAGAGACACGAATCAACGACATGATCTGCGACATCGCTTACAAGATTGTGGACGACATCTTCTGTGACGAGAGTTTCTTCACGGAGCTGGTCAAGGAGTCCAAGGTTTGGAATCGGTGGGAAGCGGCAACCAAGGCGGTTGGTGAACTGGATACCGCCCTGAGGATGGTGAGACCAGATGGGTACTATGAGCGGCTGGAGAAGCGGGACAAGGAGTAGGACCAATGGGTGCAGCTCTCAAACTTTCTGACCACAGAGATGGCCGCGGACGATTCGGTCCCGGCATGGTTGCAAACCCAGGAGGGCGACAGCGCGCCACCCCACAAGAACGCGAAGCCAAGCGCCTCCTACGCGAAGGCACCATCAAAGCAGCAAAGAAGCTGCTCGCGCTCATCGACAGCACAGACGAGCGCATGGCGTTTGCTGCTGCTGTTGCGGTGCTTGGTCATAGCGAAGTGTCGCGTGTCGTGGATGAGGGAGAGACCTTTACCGCTGAATTCGTCGCAGACCTCGAAGTCTCCATCGCGAGGTGGAAGGCGCAGCAGAATGGGAGTGGAGAGTGAGCTGGTATGTAACCATCAACGAGGAAGTCGTGCGTCTCATCAATGTGCCCAACGGTGTTGCTCTCGAGGAGCTGAACGGAGCCAACGTAGAGCTCGTGCGCATCCTCCGCGACGCCAACATCACCACAGCGGAGCAGTTGCGGGATGCACTTAGCAAGGCCCTGTGTTGCACGTGCTACGCGGATATGCTTCTGGCGACACGAGAACGCGACGCCCTGAAGCTCGAGCTCGCCCACGAGAAGCAGCGGGCGGAGCTGCATGCGGCGAGGGTGAAGGAGTTCGAGGGCACCATCATCGATGAGAGCGCGGCAAAAGTGAGGCGTGAGACCGAAGAGAGGACCGGGAACGGCAGTCCAGACACCAGCGATTGTCTCAACAGTCAGCTTCCAAGCACCCTGGCCAAGCGCAACCTACCCGCGCCGAAGAAGGTGGTGATTCGGTGTGAGGGAGATTGGGAGCCGTGAGCCCTTACCGGCAAGCTGCCGAGCAGAGTGAACCGGATGAGCAGTTCGTTGGTGATGTGCGCTGTGGTGCAACAAGTGGAGAGCTGCCGCATGCGTGGTTTTTCTTCTCTCGTACACGGGTGAAGGAGCTTGAGGAGTGGCAGTCGCGGGCTATCGACAATGGTGGCTGTGACCAGCTTGCGCACCCGAAGCCGTACGAGCGGGAGTGGCCGGCGTACTTGATCGAGGTTCTCGAAGGTGCCTACCAACGAGACGTCATCTCCCGTGAGCAGCTGTTCGCTATCTGTGGATCGCTCGACCAAGAGCCGCAGGAAAGCACCCTCGCCACCCGCACCATCGAGCCGCCGCGGCGTGTGGTGATTCGCTGCGACCATGGGGAGGATTGAGTGAACGCGCTTCCCAGCTTCCGCCTCGGCCAGTCTGGTCTCTTCGCGTGCATCGGCATGTGGCCATTGCGCACCGTCGAGGTCTACCCCGATGGTCCGTTCGACGTCTGGTCGCGGGGACTCTGGTACCGCGGAAGGGTGCGCGGATGCATGTGGCAGCTGGACGCACTCAAGCTACTTACGCATGAGCTCGCCGCTGTGCTGCTCTCGTGCATCACGCTGGGTGCGATTCGGTGTGAGGGAGATTGGGAGCCGTGACTGACGAAGATGTCACATCAGCGGTGCACGATATGCTCATGGAGAGCATGCCGCAGTACGTGTGCTTCTGTTGCGGGAGTAGCGATGCTCACATCCGCATAGAGCTCGATCGCGTGTACCACAAGGCGTATGTGGAGTGCGCCTGCGGAGCTACCGCAGTGAAGGTGTTTGCTGGACCCATTCGTTATCGGCTCGGGCATGCCAAGACGTTTAGCGAAGAGGCCGACAACATCTTGACCGAGGTGTGGCGCAAGATGCGATGACCGACATCGCCCTAGCCCGTGCCTTTCATGAGGCGATGCAGCGTCAGGCGGTCGACGACAAGCGTCTCACGCTCGAGGAAGTGCTGACGAGCACCGAGTGGTTCGGGCTCGAGACGGCGTCACCATTGCAGCGTGCCATCTGTCGTGTAGCCGACGGTCTGCCGCTCGGTGAGCTCTGGCACCGCGACGATGTGCAAACGGCGTTCGGCGGAGCGAGGCCACCCGAAGAGCAACCGCTCGAGCTCTACTTGCTTGCGGCTATCCGCACAGCCAAGAGCTTGCTTGCCGCTGCGCTTGCAGTGCGCGCATCGCAGACGTGTGACGTGTCCACGCTGCGCACTGGAGAGATTGCGCGCGTGTCAGTGGTGTCGCTCAAGCTCGACCTCGCGACCGTCGTGCTTCAGCATCTTTTTGGTGCAGTGCAACGCAGCCGGCGTCTCGCAGAGCTCGTCATGGGCGACCCCGTGGCCGATGGGCTCACGCTGATGCACCCGAGTGGCGTGCCGATAGAGATTCGCGTCGTGGCTGGCTCACGCGCAGGCGCATCTCTCGTCGCACGCTGGAGTGCTGGTGCCATCTTCGACGAGTTTCCGCGCATGGTGGGGAGCGAGGACGGTGTCATCAACTTCGACGATGCGAGGCGCGGTGTCATCGGTCGCCTGCTCCCCGGTGCGCAGATAGCGGCGATTGGCTCACCATGGGCGCCATTCGGGCCAGCGTTCAAGGTGGTGAAGGAGCACTTCGGGAAGCCGACCAGGGACGTCGTGGTGATGCGTGCGACGGGGCCAGCGATGTGGCCGGAGCATTGGACGTCGGAGGAGTGCGAAGCGCTGAAGCGGAGGGACCCGATTGCCTTCCGCACTGACGTGCTCGGCGAATTCGCAGACGCAGAGTCGTCGCTCTTCGGTGCGTGGGAGCTCGAGAGCTTGTGTCGTCGCGCGCCAGCGGAGATTCAGCCGAGCGAGCACCTGGACTTCGTCGCAGCCATCGACCCTGCTGCACAAGCGGATGCATTCTCGCTGGTGGTGGTGACGCGCGTTCCTGATGAGCGTTGGGGTGATGTGCTGAGCGTGGCGCTGGCGCGGTCGTGGGAGCCGCCGCTGTCGCCGGATGAGGTGCTCGGCAGGATCGCCACCATCCTCCGCCCCTATCGCGTCACCACGGTGCACACCGACCAGTGGAGCGCCGCGGCGCTGAAGGACCTTGCACGGCAGCATGGGCTTGCGCTCGAGGTCACCACCATCACGCAGCCAATCAAGGTCGACATGTTTGAGTCGTTGAAGACGCTGGTGGCTGACCGGCGCATCGTGCTCGCCCCTAACGATGAGCTGCTCGAGGACCTGCGGCGGGTGCGGAAGAAGCTCATGGCCACTGGTGTGCGTATCGAGTTCCCGCGCGTCGGTGGCCGACACTGTGATATGGCCTCGGCCATGGCCCTGGCTTGCGCGCAGAGTGTCGAAGCTCCCGAGCTCACGCTTCGGGAGACCTACGGCCAGACACGCAAGCGCGAGCTCATCCGCCAGATGCGGCGCGCGCAGGTGGAGGATTGATGGGTAAGCGTGTTTACTACTCCGAGGACCCGCAGGAGCTCTATGATGGGGAAGTCGTTGTTGATCAGATTACGCTGACCATCGACGACAAGAGCGCCTGGAATCTCGTCGGCCAACTACTCAAACACCTCCGCACCGGTGATCCAGATGTGTGCCAAGTCAACCTAACCGGACGTGGTAGCGTGAAAGTCGTGGACGAGGGGGAGGAATGGCCATGATCGTTGTCTGCGTCGACAACCGCCGCGTCCAGAGCGAAACGGCCGACCGTGAAGCGCCCATCGCCATCCGAGATGGACGCGACGGGGCCGACACGCTGTGCCGCGTGGCGGAGCTCCGTGCCAAGGATGGCCGCGTCCTCGGCCGCATCGGCTACTGGCCCGAGCGGCCCATCGCCATGAACGCCCGCAACCCAAGCGAGGCCTCGCGCGGTGTGACCGTGTGGCTCGAGCTCGACGGTGAGGCCGTGGACATGGTCCCGGTAGACTGAGCGTGCGCGCAGTTTCGCCCGGGCAGCGTGGGCGTTACCATGGCCGAATGCGCCTCGCTATCTGCCTTCTCGCGCTTCTCCTGGCATGTGACGCTGGTGACGACACCAAGCGCGTCAGGGGCCCGGAGGGTGGCACTGGTGGCGAGGGCGACGGTGGCCAGGGTGGCACAGCCGGCATGGGTGGCTCAGGTGGCGGCCCATGTGCCGAGACGCCGCCGTGCTTGTTCTCCTACCTCGACGGTGCGGGGGAGTGCCAGGTGGGGACTGTGCCAGCGGGTGAGCCGTGTTCGTGGGTGGGGTGCGACGACGGGGTGTGCAGCGGCAACGGTCACTGCGACTGTCCGCCTTGACCTAGTGTGCCAGGCTGTGTCAGCCTAGGCGCAATGGCACAGGCGGCGCGCAAGCTGGCACAGGATGACCTACTTCCGATCAAGAGCGTGAGCTTCTCTGCTCCGATTCGGTTCCCCGGTGGGTCGAAGATGAGCGAGCGTATGACGGTCGGGACCACCGGAGCCGTGAGCACCGTGAGCGCGCTTGAGGTGGATTGGACGTTGCGCGTCGTGTGGGTGACGGTCCGGTTGGACAGGGACAAGGTTCTCCAGCGCGTGGTGCCGTTCGAAGCGGTGTTGGAGTTCGAGCCGTGAGCGGCGAGCCGATTCGCGAGCAGTTCTCTCGCTCCGAACTGGAGCAGCTTATTCCCATCGTCGCACTGTACAAGTCTCACATTAATGGGCTTGCCGATGAGGAGGAGTGGCGATGAGCGGCATCCACGTCGAGTTCAGCATCTCGCTGCCGCACCGCGTGTTCCGCGGCGTGACGAAGAGCTACGTGATCAATGCGTTGCTCGGAGCGATCTACTTCTGGCCGGACACGGGCTTTCTGCTGCCGGAGACGAAGCTATGAGCGCAGACATCGAAGAGCCGGTCATCACCCCGTCGCTGCCGCTCAAGCCGATGCGAGATTGGATCTTGTGCCGCGAGCGCAAGCGCTCCCAGACCGCATCTGGCCTGCTCGTTCCGGAGACTGCGTGGGGCTCGCCCCGCGTCGCGCGCTGGCGTGTCGTCGCCGTGGGTCCGCGCGTGAAGAGTGTGGCGGTCGGGGACGCCGTGAACGTCGAGGCCGCCACAGCCATCGTGACCGAGTACGGCGGCGAGAAGTGGTGCGGCGTTCGTGAGCGGCACATCTGGGCGAAGCTCACCGAGGACCAAGACCGCCCCGAGCTCCAGAGCGACACGCACATCCACCCCGAGGAAATCGGCGGACGCAAGCTCTCAGCCTGTGGGAAGTACTTTGAGTAAGCTATCCATCGCTGATGCGCGTGGCCTCTTGCCACCGGGGCCGTGGACGTACGCCGCCGGGGAGGGCCTAAGCGGCGGCTTGGTCGATGCGAACGGGGAGATGTTTTGCGAGGTAACGAGTCCTCTCCTCGGCCGCGCCCTGGCCATGGTGCCCGAGATGCTTGCGCCTCCGGCAGCGAGGCGTGTGCACGAGCCGGATGAGTTCGAGCTGCCTCCGCCCCCGCCTCGCAAGCGACGCACCACGCGATGAGCCATGGTTGCGAAGAAGCGCGAGAATCAGTGGCAGAACTCGAAGTCTGACCGCGTTGCCGAGCTTGTTCTGGCGCGTGGGCGCCACATCCTCACGCAGTATGCCGACCGCTACAACCACATCGAGCGGATGTACCGGCTCTACACGTCGGGCTCGCCCAACGCGCAGACGAATCGGTTGGCCAAGACGATGCGACGCAACGCTGCCGCGCGTGCGTGCGACGACTTCGCGAGCGAGGTAGCCGGCAATCCGCCGATGCTGGCGGTTACGCTGCGCGACGCTGGGTTCAGGGCGAAGGAGCAGGCGCGCTACTACCAGTGGTACCAGGATGCGCACTTCGCGCAGATGGTGGCGATCTACATGCGCTGCACCAAGGACGCATGGGTCTCCGGTCTCGGCCTCGCCATCTGTCGCGATTACGATGACGGCCCCACCATCGAACGCATGCACCCAGGCGATGTACTGCTCGACGATGCTGGTTGCGACAGCGGCTCCGAGCCCCCAGAGCTCGTCTTGCGTCACGTGGTCTCACGCCAGGTGCTAATGGATGAGTACCCGAAGCACGCGGCGATGATTGCCGACCGCGGCATCTCTCCAGCCAGCGCGCGAGGGCGCGACGTTGTGACCTGCATGGAAGCCTGGTACGCGGACAAGCGCCATGTGCTCGCGTGTGATGGCGTACGCGGTGCGCTTATTGACGAAGCATGGGAGGGGCGCTGGCCCGGCGCGACGTTGACGTTGCTCTTTGCGCCGCGCGGGCTTTGGGGGTTGTCGCTCATGGATCGCATCTCGTCGATGCAGTCTGCGCGGAACTACGCGGGGCGCACCATCCAACGCGGTCTCCGGTGGGTCGTGCCGCATCTATTCGCCGACAGGAACATCATCGAGGACGATGAGCTCACTGACGACACGAAGCTTGTGGTGCGCACGAAGGGCGACCCCGCTGGCATTCGCGTCGTGACGATGCCGAGTGCGCAGCCGGAGCTCTATCAGCGGGAGGAGTGGTTGGATAACAAGATCCGAGAAGACGGTCTTGCCTCCGAGCTCTTCTCCTCCGGCCTCACCGACGACGGCACCACCAGCGGCAAGCACTTGCAGCTGAAGCGCGACGTGGGCGTGCGCAAGCTCCTGCCGCAACACACTGCCGTGGCCGAGTTCGGTGCCACCGCGATGAAGGAGCGCGTGCGCGGCGAGGGGCGCGTGAGCGAGCGCAACCCGGACTACCGCATCACTGTGAAGGTGAGCGGCATCACCAAGAACATCGTGCCGAGCATCCTCGAGCTCGATGTGGACTCGTTGCAAGTCGAGGCCAAGCCCGCGGGCTCGCTCCCGCTCGAGCCGAGTGCACGGCTGGAAGTGCTCACGACGCTGCGCAACGATGGTCTCATCGACGACGAGGAGTGGCACGCGTATGCCGATGTCATCGAGTTTGAGAAGAGCCGGCGGCGGAAGACGGCCATCACGGACCAGATCGATTCGATGATCGACGACATCGTGTACGAGGGGAAGCTCCGCATGCCGCGCGAAATCTTCGTGAAGCTCGCCGGGGAGCGCATGATCCGCGAAGGCACCCTGGCCCTTGCCCGCGCCGAAGAGGACTACCGCGACGACATCGAGAACGGCTCCGAAGAGCGACAAGAAGAGCTCCGCGGCCGCCTCGCCAAGCTTGAGCGGTGGGTCACTTGGATCGCCAAAAAACTCAACGAGTCCCGCGACGAGGCCAAGGCCGAACAAGCTCCGCTCGAAACCCCAGGCCTCCCGCCCCCTGAGCCAGGCATCCCCGGCCCACCTGGCACAAATGGGATGGGCCAACCTGAGCCACTTGTGCCACCCCAGGGTAACGTGCTACCTCTTCGGGGAGTATGACGGTCGAGGCACAGCCGCAGCCTGCTGAAGCGGTGAGCGCCGAGCCTGTCGCCGTCGATGCGCCGGCCGATGCCGGTGTCGAGGTCGCTCCGGAGGAAACCGGCGGAGAGGAGATGCCGGAGGCTGCCGAGTCGGAGGAGCGTCCGCGCGGCAAGCCGAGCAAGGCCAAGGCCGAGGCGCTGAAGTTTTCGCAGCTGCGCAAGCTCGAGCGGCAGATGCGCGAGCTCAGTGGTTCGGTGCATCAGGAGCGCGAGGCGCGGGAGCGCGCGGAGCGCGAGCGCGATGAGGCGAAGGCGGAGCGCGAGCGTCTGGTCGACTCGTTCAAGCGCGACCATGTGAGCACGCTGCGCGAGCTCGGCGTGCCGCGCGAAGAGATTCTGGCGCGCCAGACCGAAGAGGAGGATATCCCTCCTCGCGCGATGCATTACATCAAGACGCTCGAGCAGCGTATCGAGGGATACGCCAAGCGCTTCGATGAGGCGTTCCGTGGTATCGAGGAGCGTGAGGCGCGCGTGGACTTCGACCGGCGCGTATCGAGCGACACCGCCAAAGTGATGGCGCTCGTGCCTGAACTTGCGCCTGAGTTTGCGGCGCTGCCCGAGCGCGAGCAGATGCGCCGCGCTGATGCATTCATCCGCGATGCCGTTCGTCGCGGCATCAAGGGTCTCACCCACAAGGATGTGGTCGAGGCATTGAACGAAGATTGCGCGGACGATGTCCGCCACATCCGCAGCTATGGGCAGAAGCCCGTGATGCGGGAGGCACCGGAGCGCCGGGCGAGCAATGGCACGCCAAAGGCTCCGACGCGCGCGGTGGGCGCGCGAGGTAAGAGCGAGCCGGCTGCCACGGGACCGATGACCGAGGCGGAGCGGCGAGAGTTCGCAATTCAGCGCGCGCGAGAGCGGCGCCTGGAGCGCGAGCTAGCAGAGCTGGCGAAGGCGAAGGCTAGCCAGGGCTGAGGGCAGAGCGGGACCCGCGGGCCACGGGCTCGAAATCCAGCGGTTGTGAAAGCGCGGCGAGAGCTGCGATCCACCGGAGGATTTTGCTGTGGCTGGTACGTTCAACACCACGGACATCATCGAGCTGTACAAAGACCGATTCCAAGAGGGAGTCGGGCATGTATTGCCGACGAAGTCCGACCTATTCGCGATCTTTCCGAACGAATCGGACAAGAGCCAAGACAATTGGATCAAGGTCATCACGTCGAACGCCGTACGGCGCTCGAGCCGTGGTGAGACCGCCATCTCGAGGCGGAATGCGCCGAACTACAAGGCGTTCAAGATCCAACTAGAGAACATGGCCGACGAGTTCGCCGTCGTGTCCGTGCCGCTGAAGGCGGCCGAGTCATGCACGACCGAAGCGGCACTTCTCAAGATCATCGAGGACGCCGTAGACGAGATGCTGAAGGCCATCGCGCTGTCTCTCGAGCACAAGCTCGGGACCGACGGCGGCGGGTCACGTGCACGCGTGAAGGCCTCGAGCGTCTCGGGCTCGACGTTCAAGCTGGAGAATGCCGATCACCGGTACTTCTTCTATGAGGGCATGATCCTCCAAGCGAGCACCGACAACGGCAAGGGAACATCCCCTGCCGGCGTACGGTCGGGCACGCTCGAGGTTGTCGGCATCGCCTTCGATGGCACCGATTGCACCATCACCGTCGACCAGGCACCGGCCACCGGCATCCCCGGATTCGACGACACCGGTGCGGGCGCGACTGACTTCATCTTCGAAGAGGACGACTACGACAACGATGAGGAGCGCATTCTCCAGGGCGTGAAGGCCTGGAACCCGGCGACGGCGCCGGCTGCGACACCTCTCTGGTACGGCGTCGACCGCTCTGTCAACGTCGCGGCCTACGCTGGCTCGCGCACGGTGGGCAACAGCGCGCACGTGTTCGACGTGCTCCGTCAGGCGATGGGCGATGTGCGCATCGCACGTGGCAAGCCGAACACGTTGCTGGTCGGCATCCAGAAGGATGAGGAAATCGAGCAGGCCATCGGGGCCAAGCAGGAATTCCAGATGACCACGCAGTACCCGAACGTCGGTGTGATGGGTTACAAGATCCACACCGGCGGCATGATGCTCGATGTCGTCGCGACGCCCGCGTACGACTCTCTCACGTCGAACCTCCTGAAGCGCGAGGACTTCATCCTCGGCAGCATCGGAGCTGTTCCGCACGAAGTCGGCTACGGCGAAACCTGGAAGGTGGAGGATTCGAAGTTCGCCATCCAGAGCCGCCAGGAAGCCTACATCCAATCGATGATGACCGAGCCGTGGCACGCCTGCCACATCACCTGGTGAGGAGAAGGGACCATGGCTGCCACAGTCTCACTGAAATCGCTCCTGCGAATCCTCGCAAAGAGCATCACCAACCTGAGCGACAACGATGCGCTCGCGCTGGAGAAGCTCGCCCGCGACAACTTCTCCGGCGCGGCACAGCTTGCCGCAACCGGAACCCAAGAGGTCACGCTGTGCCAGAAGACGAAGGCGCCGCTTCGCATCCTCGAGGGAAGCTTCGCGGTGCTCGCTACCTCGGCCGCCGACGCGAACAGTCGTGACGCGCAGCTGAAGTATGACGACGGCGCCGGAGGCACCGCTGTCGCGCTCTCGTCTCTCTACGACGGCACTGCGGTCGCGATGACTCAGGACGTGCGCAACGCCCTGACCATCACGGCTGGTGTCATCGTGCCGACGGGAAGCCGCATCTACATCGAGTCAACGGCCAATGGTTGCGGGTTCGCGCTCGACATCATGGCTGACGTGCTCGTCGAGTACGAGTGAGGGACCATGGCGCTGCTCAATCGAGATGCACCGTACAGCGACATTGGGATGGGCTCTTGGGCGCCCAATGTCAGCCAGTATGGCTTCACATTCACGGGCGCTGACCCGCCGACTGGTCTCATCGAGGACGAGGGCGGAACGGCTACCGCTCTGGCTGGCGGCTTGGTGGCCAGCATTTCCCGCTCGGGTGCTGGGATCTACGTCGTCACCCTCACGAGCGCGTTCAAGTTCATTCGCGGCCACGGCTCCTGTGACGTCACCCTCCACCACGTCAACGTGCGCACCACCACCGAAGGCGGCGGTACGGCAGGCGTCGTGACCGTGGAGGTGCTCACGGCCGGCGCCGCAGCCGATCCAGCCGGAAAGGTCCGCGTCGTGCTCGAGCTCGTCAAGGCCGTGCGCCTGAAAGGCTGACCATGTTGGACGCCATGAAGTACGCAGGCTCAGAAGAGGCAGAAGAGTCGAGCGAGGAGTACGACGGCGAGGACGTCCACGCTGCGTACCGCGAAGCGCTCGAGGCTGGCGACGATGCCGAGGCCTACGCGCTCTTCAAGGAGATGGTGCTCCATTGTCTCGAGGAGCACGGCGGTGGTGGGCTCAACGTCATGATCAAGGGATGAAGGCGGTGGAACGTGGCGGTCATTCTTTGGGAGGAGCTGCGCGAGCGGGCGCGTGAGCGTGCCGATCAGAAAACGCAGCAAGCCACCAAAGCCTTCATCACAGACACCGAGCTCGACCGTCGCTTGAACGAGTCCTGCTCCGCGTTCCACAATCGCATCCTCGAGCTCCAGCGCCACGAATGGTCCATTGTGCCGGCGAAAGAGTGCGCCGTCTCACTCATCGCCGGCACTTCTCTCTACCTCCTCCCAGCCGAGGCCATGGCCGTGAAGGCCGCGCGCGTCTCGGACGGCAACTGGAGCGAGCCCGTCATCCCCTACGACCACAGCGAGCGATGGCAGTACGAGGGCGTGGATGCCGGCTGGTACGAATCGATGCGTTGGCGCTACCGTTACCGTGTCATCGGCAAGGAGCTCCGCATCCTTCCGACGCCAACCTCGCCGCTCACACTCACCGTCGATTACCTGCCCGACTGGGAGGAGAAGACGACGGGTCAATCCCTCGTCTTCCCCTATGGCTGGTGGCTCTGGCCAGTGCTGCATTGCGCGATGGGGATGGTGAGCAAGCGCTTTCCTGACCAGCCTCCGGTGGCTCTCGCCGCCGAGTTCAACGCGGAGGACGCGCGCATCATGGCGCTGGCCGGCCGAAGAGTGACGCGAGCACTGGCCGTGCGCGGCGCGCGCGACGACACCTTCGAAGATGATTGGCCGGACTTCTCGGAGATGTGGCCGTCATGATTCGGTTGCCTCCGCTGCCTCACGATCCAGACACGCGCACGCTTGCGCGCTACGCCAAGGATAAGGACCGCAACGACCGAAAGCGTCACGACGTCGAGACGCGCATCGCTCTCACCATCACCGGCGACGAGGCAATCGCCTTCGCTGGGGCAGGTTCTCTCACGCTCCACCATCATCTGCGCCGGCTGCCGCGTGGGTGGAGGATCGTCGACATCGACGCCAATCAGAGCGTGTGGCGCAATGCGTGGACCTCGAGCACCATCACGCTCGAGGCGAGCGGAGCCGTCAACATCCGCGTCGAGGTGTTCTAGTGGGCGCGACCGAACGGCTTCGCGTTCCGCTCGCCCGCGGCGTTGGCGAGGACATGGACCCGCGCGTGCGCGAGGCCTCCAAGCTCATTCGCGCACAGAACGTCTATTCGCCGGTGGCCGGGCGTCTCGAGAAGCGCAACGGCTTCAAGCCGGTGTCGCGCAATCGGTCGACCAGTGGACAGGTGGATGCCGAGGGTCCGGTGCGTGGACTGGCGCACACCGAGACGAGCGATGGCGGTGAGCTGCTCATCCTCGGCCATCGAACGCTCTACGCGTATCACGAGCTCGAGGACAAATGGATTGACCGCGGACGCGTGTCCCCTTGTGTGCCTGAGATTCGGGAGCAGTTTCGTGGCGGACCCAAGTACAACGCCGCGGACGTGTCGGTGGGCACCGAATACATGCTCTACGCTGCCGAGGCAGAGCGCCTTGGCGTGAGCACTGCAAGCACTCAAGAGCGCTACCTCGAAGTGCAGGCACGCAGCATCGCCACGGGTGAGGTGGTGATGCGCGACCGGCTCCTCCTCGTCACGAGCACCGTCATCCCGCGCGCTCCGCGGTGCTTCTTCCTTCCGGCGACGAACACCCATTACATCGTGTTTGCGCAAGACCTGGCCGCACCGGGAAATCTGCTCGTCTATAAGTGGCCCGAGGCCACACCATTCACATCCCCTGTCGATGCGTTGGGAGCGGCCGCGACAACCAACCTCTACCTCGAGACTGGGCGTCCCGCGCGCACGTTTGACGGTGTGCCTTTCAACGGTGGGTGGGCGATTGCATGGATCGACAACACGACCTTCGACATCGAGCTCGCGTCCTTCGACGACACCGACACGCCGGTCGACACGGCCACCATTACAGGAGACGCAGAGGAGAACTACATCCGCGTGGGGCTCGAGGACGGCACCGCGTCGCTCTTTGTGATCGCCGTTCAGGACTTCGTCATCACCACATTGGACGAAGTGCATGTCTTTGCGCGCAGCACGGACCTGACCCCGGATTGGGGCCCGACGCTTCTCCAGACGGGCGCTGCCGATGACGAGTTCGACAACGTCTCGTGCAAGGTGGTGAACGACTCGGCGGGAACGAGCCGGCTCACGTGCTCATGGATGCACTTCACGAGCATCATCAACGTGGGCGCATCCGATTTTTGCCGGTCGGTGAACGCCACAGTGGTGAAGGCATCGGGGGCCATCCAAGAGACGGCGGTCTACGTACCGAACATGGTCCCCATCGGGCGCCCATTCGGATACCGAAACCGCGTCTATCAACATCTATCGTACAACGTTGGTGCCTCTGCTGCGGCAGCGAGCCCGCTCGCGAACAATGCCATCGGATTCTGTCATCACATGCTCATCGATTGGGCGACGGGCGGCGCGGGTGCGCGGCAGCCGAACAAGATGGCGGCGATGTGGGACGTTGGGCTCGCGGTACCGGCGAGCGAGATTCTGCGGAACGGCAACTGCGCACAGTGGACCGTGCTCGACGACAACGTGACCTTCGTGGGGATGTTCCCTGGCATCGCAGAGGCCATCCCCGGAGAGCCCACGGACGAAATCGATGTGGCGTGGGACGAGGTTCGTCTCGAATTCGACGCGCCCATCCTTGCGGCGCCGTGCCTGCCCGGATGCCTCGTTTTCGGTGGAGGATTCGTCGGCTGGTACGACGGCGTGGAGACGATGGAGCTCCACATGCCGACGGCGTTCCTCGATAGCCTCACCGAGGTCAACGGGACCGGTGGCCTTGCCGATGGTACGTACTTCTACAGCGTGCTGCTCGAGCATCAGGACCACGCTGGCATACTGCACCGCTCCCCGCCGAGCCCACTGCGAGAAATCACCATCGGAGGCGGGGGCTCCCAGCATATCCAGGTTCGTCCCGCCACCTACCAGCTCTCGCACCATGACCTTCACTACATGGGTTGGCGCTACTACCGCTCGAGCACGGCCAACGCGACGCAGCTGCGCATCAGCAAATCGAATTCAATGGGCGATAACCTATTCACGGCTGACCGCGGAGAAGCCTTCGAAGATGGCCTCTTTCACACCGCCGTACCGGTGGCACAGCTCTACACGACTGGCGGCGTCATCCCGACCGTGTCCCCCGAGGGTGCGCAGGTGCCGCTGGTGGCGGGTGAGATGCTGTGGCTGGGTGCTTTCGCGCGGCGCGCGCGCGTGCAGTTTTCTCGACGTATCACGCCAGACGACGCGAACAGCGTCATCGTGGCGCCGCAGATGCTCGAGCTCCAGGGGCGCGTGCTCCTTGGTGGCGAGCAGGTACGAGGCCTGTTTCGCGTGGATGACTCGGTGGGCATTCTTACGCAGAACCGTATCTACATCGTGAGCGGCGAGCCGCCCGACCCCACCGGTGCATTCGATGCTACCAGCCGAGCCATCGAGCTCCCGACGGATGCCGGCAGCGTCGACCCGCGGAGCGTCGTTTCCTACCCGGGCGGGGCACTGTTTCGCTCCACGCGCTGCTTCTACAAATTCACGCGCGGTCAAGGTCTCGAGGCCGTGGGCGAGCGCATTCGCCTGCTCTCCGACCAGTTCCCCACCACCACCAGCGCCGTCGTGGTGCCTGAGCGACAGCAAGTTCGGTTCACTGTCACCACCGCAGCCGGCGGGCAAGGTCGCATCCTCGTCTACGACTACCGCATCGATGAATGGTTTGAGTGGAACGTGCTCGACTCCGGTGGCAGCGCCACGGCGTTCGTTGGAGCCACGCTGCACAACGGGACATATTGCACGGTTGAGTCCGATGGGACGGTGTGGCGCGAGACGGAGACCTACTTCGACGACACGACGCGCTACATCGAATCGGATGTGTGGACCGGGTGGCTTCAGTCGACGGGTCCAGGCAGCTGGCAGAACGTGACGCGCGTGGACCTGCTTGGTGACCGGCGCGACGCGTGCTCTGTCAGTATGGAAGTGTATCTCGACTACGACACCGCGACCCCGGTCGAGACGATTACCTGGACGAATGCTCAAATCGACGAGCTCCCTGCTCCGGCAACGCGTCTCGAGCTCGCGCATGACTTGCAGGTGGCGCAGGGGCAGGCGGTTTCGATCCGACTCAGGGACACGTCCGACACTCCGGTGACGGGCGCAGGCTTCGCGATGGTGGAGCTTGGTTTCAACGTGGTTCCGCGCGGTGGCAGTCCGCGTGGCACGAGACAGGCGGTGGTGTGATGGCGATTGGGCCTCGACCTCCTTACACGGACTACGAGCCGATGAATGCGAAGGACTATCGCAATCGGCTGCTCGATATCCACGGCCAGGAGATGGACCAGGCGCTCAACGTGTATGGTGCGAGCGACCGCCAAGCGCTGCTCGAGGGTGCCATCGCGCGTGGTGTTGCCGCGGAGCAGGGAGCGCGAGCCGCTGCTACTGCCGGCGGGCTCGGGGCTCTCGGCGCGCTGCAAGGCACGTCGCAGGGCGTGCTCAGCGCGACGACGGCGGGGCTCTCCGCTGCGCAGGGCGCGCGGCTCGAGGCGCTGGGTGTGGCGCAAGACATACAAGACAAGCGCTCCGGGTACGAGCTCGCCGTTGAGGAGAGTGCTCTTGCGCAGCGCGGGGCCGAGTCGGCGGCGCTGGCAAGAATCAACGAGGCGAAGCGCGCAGCGGCGCAGCGCACACGCGAGGCGATGGGTCGCTATGCCGGTGCAGCGGTGGGCGCGGCGTCCGGCGCGATGAGCGCGGGCAGCGACTACTTTCAGGGCCAGGGCGACGGCGAGCTCAGCGCGTATGAGCGTGCGCAGAAGCAGCGCAAAGAAGAGACCGACCAAACCGGCTACGGATACGGAGGGATGTAAGTGCCTTTCTACTTCGGAGATGCCGGCGGCGGGCAGCAGACGCAGACCAATACGCAGTATGCTGCCCCGCCTGGCTATCAGCGTGGTGGCCCGCCTCCGCCTCCTTACAAGACGTGGGCCGAATACGACCGCGCGAAGGACCGCGAGCGGCTTGGGTATCTCGAGGGTGGTCCGCGTGACCGGATGGAAGAGGCGCGCCGGCAAGCCGAAGAGACGCTCGAGGCCTACAAAGCGCGCGAGCGTGAGCGGCTCGAGGAGACTTACGGGCGAGAGATTGGTGCAGCGCAGCTCTCTGCGGCTGGGCAGGCCGCCGGGGGCAGCGCGGCGATGCTCCGCGGTGGTTCGTATGCGCGCGGGGACATTGCGCGACAGGGGGCAGTGGCGCTCGAGAGCGCGCGCGCGGCACAGGACCTCTACTTCGAAAACCTCATGCAAGAACTACTCGCCCGTGGCGCCTCTTATGAGGAGGCCGTGCAAGCGGTGCTGGACGAATACAACCGCGTGAACATGGAGGAGGAGGCGGCTGCCTCCGAGGCGAAGCACGCGAAGGATGCGCAGCGTGCGGCGGAGAAGGAAGCTGCCATCGGCAGCGCCATCAGCGGCGCAGCAGCTGGCATGCAGGCAGGTGGATGATGGCGGGCATGGGCCAAATTACGGCGTTGGATCCTGAGACCGGGGCAGAGCTCTCGTTTCCGACGGTCGAGGCGCGGAACAACTGGATCCAACGTCGGTTGAAGGAAACGGGGCAGGGTGGCGGTGGGTGGGACCAAGGCGAGCTCGAGGCCTACGCCAGGTCACAGGGATTGACGATCACGAATCGCCCCGACCCTGCACTGGCTGAGCTTCGCGCCATCAACGAGGGTGGCCCACGCAAACCGCGCATCGGCAAGGAGCCGGCGTTCAAGGGCTATAGCTCGAGCACGTCTGCGCCACGCGCGTCAGCTGCGCCGACAGCGGCAGCGCCCACCGGCGGGAAAAGTCCGCTGCACGATCCCATTGGCTGGGCAGCACAGCAACGTCTGGCTCAGATGGGGCCGGACCCAGCGGCCGCGCCACCCGGCGCCACTCCTCCTGGCGCCACGCCGGCTACTGGCGGAGGCGGCGGTGGAGGTGGCGGGGTTAGCCCCATGGCTGCGCTCATCGGCAAGCGGCTCTCGCCCGAGCTCGAGGAGCTCTACCTCACCGACCCAGATGCTTTCCGTTCGGCCGTCGAGGTGGATCGCCTCCAGGGCAAGCGCACCGATGAGGAGGCCGCCGGGCTCGAGCAGCGCCTCGATCAGCCGACCAGCATCACCGACCTGAATGCCAGCGTGGCTCGCAACCAGCTCGAGGGTGCGCGACTCCAGGCGCAAGCGCGGGCACAAGAGGCACAGTTCGTCGCCGACGAACAGGCCGACTACGCGCGCAAGGCCGAGGAGGCGATGGCCTTCGAGCGTGAAGAGACGGAGAAGGCCCGGCTCCGATTGGAAGCGCAGAGTCGCGGCGAGCGCGTGTTCCAAGAGCGCTCGATGGAAGCTGACCGCAAGCTCGAGGACTACCGCATCAAGGACCGGCGAACGGGCGGACAAGTCGTGATGGACATGTTCAGCCTCGCGCTTGGGCAGTTTGCCTCGCAGCTCACGCGCGACCCGTCGATTGCACAGAACGTGGCGAACGCTTTCGAGAAGCGGATGGATCGCCAATTCGCTGCCCAGGAGGCTGAGCTACAGAAGCGCCAAGGCAAGGTGGCTCGCGTCCGAAGCGACCTCGCCGCGTTTCGCGAGGGCTATCAGAACACCGAAGCGGCACACGCTGCCCTGCGCTCGCGCTACTACTCCGAGGCTGCGCAGTCGATGCGCGCCACCGCGGCCTACTACGGCAATAAGCGCGCGGTTGCAGCTGGCGAGTCCATTGCCGCGGAGATGGAAAACCGCGCCGAGCAGTTCAAGAACCAGGCGAAGCTGAGTTTCGCGCAGAACGAGCTCCAGATGCTTGCTGGTGCGCAGCGAGCACCCGTGCCGCAGGGTCCGCCGGGATATGTCACGGCGACCGACGAGAAGATGGGCAACCTCTATCTCGAGCACTTTGGGGTGTTCATTCCCAACGAAACGCGGTTCAATCAAATCTCCCAGGGGCTCGAGAATTCGCGCGCCGCGCTTTCCACCGTGGACGAGCTCATCGCGCTCGCGGGGCTACCCGGAAGCAAGATTACCCCGGAGCTCAAGGCATCAATCCAGGCCGCCAAGGGACGCGGCATCTCGCAAATCTCCGTCGCGCAGAAGCAGGGCGCCGTCTCCGGGGACGACGGCGAGCGCGCCGTCAACCAGCTCGGCGCTGGCATCGACGAAATCCTCAGCGGTGACACAGTGACCGGCTCCGCGCTCGCCGCGCTCAAGAACACCCGCGCCGCGCTCATTCAGGGCGAGCAGACGGCCATCAAGTCGGCCGGTGGTATCCGCGGATTCCGCCAACCCATCCGCAAGAAGGATGGCGGCTTCGGCTGGCAGGTGACCGTCGAAGACCCGGCGCAGCAACAGCAAATCCAGCAACAGCAACAGCAAGTCCAACAGCAGCAAACGCGCAAAGGACTGGAGACGTTGGCGAAGTAATGGCCGAAACACTCGTCAGCCCGGCTGGGACGCCGATGCGGGTCGATGACCCGAACGAGGCCGCGCGCCTGAAGGCAAGCGGGTGGAACACTGCCACCGGCGCACAAGAGGCCGGCCTGTCCAAGCTCGAGGCCTACGGCGGCCCGCTGGATGTGGCCGGCGCAGCCGCCGCTGGTATCGCCCGCGGCGCTTCGATGGGCCTATCGGACGTGGCGCTGGCGGAGCTCGGCGCGGGAGAGACGCTGAAGGCGTACCGCGAGATTCACCCCGGCGTGTCGCTGCTCGGTGAAGTCGGCGGCTCGCTCCTTGGCGCCGGGAAGCTGAAGGGTCCAGGTCTTCTCAGCCGCGGCCTGCGCACGCTCTCCGCCCCGGCGCGCGGGGTGACGCGGGTGGCTGAAGGTGTCGGCGCACTCGGTACGCGTCTGGGGCCCGTGACCGGTGCAGCGCTGCGCGGCGTCACCGAAGGTGCTGCGTTTGGTGTGCAGCAAGCGATCACCGAAGATGCGCTCGGAGAGCGCGAGCTCACTGGGCAGTCGCTCCTCGCGCACGTGGGCTACGGCGCAGCCACCGGCGGCATCTTCGGCACAGCAATCGCCGGCAGCGGCAAGCTCGTTCGCGGTGGCATGGAAAAGCTTGGCAGCGCGCTTCGCCGTCCGACGGCCGAGGGTGTGGAGAGCGTGGCCATGCAGGTCTATGGCGACGCTGCACCCGAGGTGGGAGACGCGGTGTCTCGCACGTGGCGGCGCGGCTCCGAGCTGGCTGGCGTTGGTGGACCTACGGAGCTCATCGAGCGCGCCGGCCCTCTGACGAAAGAGGGCAAGCGCATCCGCAATGTCATGTTCAACGCGGATGAGAAGATCGCCCAAGGCCGCGACGCCGCCCGCGGCTCGCTCAAGCAAATGTTCACCACGTTGCTGGACGCGGAATCGGCCACGAAGGGCGCGCCGAAGTACCGCGACGTGGCGCGCGCCATCAATCCTGCCTCCGCTCCAGTGGCGATTCAGGAGACGGCGGATGCGGTGCGGACAATCCGCGCCGAGCTCGCTGACATGGCGAAGCGCCCCGGTGAATTCGAGCACGCCAAGACGCTCAAGAAGCTCGTGAAGCGGGCTGAGATAGCGGAGCAGAAGATCGCCAAGGGCGGTGCGGCGGACGCATTCATGGTCGCGGACGATCTGAAGCGCGAGGTCGACAAGGCGGGGCTCGGCAAGTTCCGAAACAAGGTCGACGAATCGCTCACGCAGACGCAGCGTGCCACCAAGAGCAAGCTGGTGGAGGGTCGCGAGAATCTGCGCAGCCTGCTCGAGCGAGAGGACCTCTGGGGTGACGCAGCGAAGTTCCAGCGCGAGGTAAACGAGAAGTGGACGGAGCTGTTCCGCCATCTCGACGAGAATCCTGCGCTTCGAAAGCTCCTCAAGAACGCCCCCGGCAAGGATCCATTCAGCGTCAAGCGGGTGTTCAACGAAGAGGCGATTGACCAGATTCTTGCCAACCCCGCCAGCGACGAAGGCCAGGCGGTCATCACGGGGCTGCTCGAGCACATGAAGAAGGGTGACGACTTCGTCACGACCCGCGCCAGACACGCGCTCGATGCGCCGATGGGGGCTGGTGGGTACGGTGAGAGTCTGACGAAGGCGCGTGGAGCCATCGAGCAGATCCAAGAAGCCGCCACACTCAAGCGCCAATACGCCGAGCTCGCGCAGGGCTCCGGTGAGGGAGGCATCATCGCAGGCCTGGCTGGCGCCGCCGGCATCTCCCTCGGCCCCGCTGCCGTGCCCATCGGCATCGCCGCGCGCGGCATCCTGAATCCCGCCTGGGGGATGAAGGCGATGTACGGTGTCGAGACTGCCGTCGACAAGGTGGGCACGCGCCTACGCGGCATGTCCGCCCGCGCCGTGGGTCGCGGCGTCGTGCGCGCCGCTGCCCGTGGCGACATCGCCTATTCGGCCTGGGAACGCCGTGGGGGGGGGCGCGCCCGGGCGGCCGCAGCCGCGGCGCGCGC